CATCCATTGGTAATTCTTTTTCTTCATTTTCTTCTTTAAGTGAATTCATAAAGCTATTTAATGAATTAGTTTCACCTAACCCTTCTTCAGCCATCATTTGTCTAATAACGTTTCCTGATTGAGCAGCAAAACTATTTGGATTACCACCTGTAGAAATACCACCTAAATGTTCTTTAATTAAACTTTTAAGTAATGATTCTTTAACCGGAACCATTTCAGTTTTACCTTCTTTTACTTTATCACTATATCCACTAGCAGCATATTTACCACTTACTTCTTCTACTTTTTGTTCTTGATATCCTAAACCTTCAACTCCAAACATACCGTTTTTAACATAGTATAAAGGATCTTTAGCTAAGTTTTTGATTACTTTTTCTTGTACCTCTTCTAACTCCATTTTTGGGTTATATTTCAACTCAACATAAACACCATTCATCATTTCTTGAGCATTAACATTGTTAATGTTATCAACTTTTGGTGAATAATCATAATTGTGAGAATCAATGTTTTCAACAGATTTATCTACTTTTTTAGAATCAGCTTTAATACTTTCATCTTCTTTAGCAGTATTTGTTTTATAATCATTGTTAACAATTGGTTCTAGTGAAGAATTTTTAACTTCTTCTAAGTAAGAAGCATATTTAAGTTCCCATGGTTGTTTAGGACCGTTTAAATCTTCAGATGTAATTTGGTTAATAACATAGCTATCAACATAGTTTTCACTTATTACGCTTCTATTTTTTAAAATTTTAGATGCTTCATCAAATGTAGATGAATTAGTTAACATATCAGGAAACAAATTTTTAGCTTCTGTTAAAAATATGTTTTTGTTTCCTTTCCCTTCTTTAATAAGGTTATATTGTTCTTGTAATGTTTTCATATTAATTTTCTGGTTGTAATAGTGTTTCTATATCGTTAAAATAATCATTAATTAAATCTGTTCCTTTTACTACCCCATAACTATCTGGGTTTTCTCTGTAGTATTTTATAGTTTCGATTTTACCTAAACGTAGTAATTTTCTTATGTCATCGAATCTATTTTCTAAAGCATCAAAGGCATTAATACGTTCTTCTTGAAATTTAGCTGCCTTTTCGTCTTGTTCAGATAATTTGTGCTTATACATATTAAAATAGTTTTTTAACTTCCATCCCAGAACCTTTTTGCACATAAGTGCCTTCTGAGGTTTGTGGAACTACTTTATATTTAAATTGTTTTACGTACGCATTATTAGATACTCCACTTTTACCTGCTGCAGGACCAGCACCTAAAGTTGCTCCTGGGTTTTTAGCATTAGGTTTAGCTGATTGGGATGCATCTTCTTCTAATTTAGGTTGTTTTTTAGGTAATTTAAAAGCATATTTACCTAAATATCCACCAGCGGCATTTGACATCGATCCACCTTCTCCTTCTTCATTTACTTCTTCTTGAGTACCTACAATAGCATCGTAATTAGCCATAGTAAGTGGTTCGCCTTCTGCTGATAGTTTAATTATATTTTCGGCTACGTCATGAAGATCCATATCAGTTTTAGCATCTTCTCTAGCATATTCTAATAAACGAATGAATAAAGGAACATCAACTGAAATAATGTCTGTTGGGTTTGTTTCTTCTTTAAGTTCATTCTTTACTTTTTTATCTTCATCTCCTGAATCTGCTATTTTTTTTAATATTTGATTCATTACAGAAGTAGTTAATCCTGGTGTTTTACCTCCAGGATAGTATTTAGAATGACCTTCTTCTTCTTTAATTTTATACTTGTACGCCATTTGCTGCTTTGATTTCTTTTACTAATTCATAATATTGTAACAAATCAACTAAGTTATCATCACTTACTCTATCAGTTTTACTTAATTCAGTTAACATTTTAGTTATTTCTGTAATTTTAACTTGTGTAGCTTTATCTTTAATGTTTTTAGTTTCTTCACTTAAGATAGATCTTAAATGACTAATTTTATTATTGTAAAATTCTCTAAGTTGTGGTGTTGAGTCTACTGAATTGATAAATTCTTTAAGTACTTGTTTTTGTTCTATACTTAATCCATCATATTTTTCATTAAATTTTTCTAGTAGTACTCTATATGTTAATGTTCTTAAATCTTTATCATAAGATGAAAATTCTTTAAGTATATCTTCTTTGGCATTTGTAGTTAGTTCACTTCTAGTTAAGTGTTCTAATAATGTAATTTTGTTGTCAACTATTTGTTCAGAATCAGTTACTTCTTTAGTATTATAACCCTCAATTAAGGTATATAAAGAAGCTAATTCCTTATAATTTATAATTTTAGAACCAAAAAATTGATCTAAATCATAATGAGATTTAATTTCATTTATTAAATTATATTTTTGTTTTCTAAGAAGAGATCGGTTGAACTTTTTAGAACTTTCTAAAATAGTATCAACAAACATATTTGCTCTACTTTCATTTAGCACTTTAGACTTTAGTATCGATTCATATAGTTTATACTCACGACCTAACTCGCTCTTCACAAAATAAGTTTTCAATAGATCAATAGCAGGTGAATCACCTCCTTTTAAGGTATCCGCTGTTATTTGTCTAACTAGCAATTCAAATAAGATCCCGGTGTTCTTAAATTTTGAGTGTTTAATTTTCATTAAAAATATATTTATTTATAAATATTAGTCTCTTAGTTGAGATTCATCAAGAAGCGAACTGCTATCTTGCTCGGGACTAAATACTAAATGTTTTTTATCTAAAGCTTCAAATAATTGTTTATTTTTTAAAAATGTAACTTTTGGACTTTCAAATTCAGATAATGAAGGTCTTCCATTACCATCGTTTTTATCCGTATCTTTCATACGTTTAACTCCTAATGGGTCTTTACCAAAATTATTTTCTTGTTTACCTCTAGTAGTTATTGAATCTTCAGGACGTCCTAGGGGTTGATCTACTTGATAACCAGTAGGCACATTAGATGGATCTGATTGTGTTCTTCCCATCCCATATAATGAAGCTAAATCATGAGGAGTACCATATGATTTTCCTGTTGCTACAGGGTCATTACCTTCTGCTTCAATTTGAGCGTTTCTAAATTTACGTTTAGAATCTTCTCTAACTAAATCTCTATATTCATCATATTGGTCTTCACTGAAGTGGTAAACATTATGATAAATCCAATCAGAAGGAACTAATCCTTGTTCTAATAATGAACCTGCTAATTCAGATTTAGATTTTAACAACTCAATTCTTTCTTGATCGTAGATAATTGATGGAGTTGTCATTGATAATTCAAAGTTTGTTAATGACTCATTGTCATAACCTTGAGTATATAAGTGAACTAGGGCAATTTTATTTAATTCTGATAGTAAAATACGTTGAACTCTATCAATTGTACGAGCAAATCTAATATCTTGAGCAGCTAATGTAGCTTTACCTTCAACATTTTCATCATACCCCATAAATGCTTTAGGTACTTTAAGAGCAGCAAATAATTTATCTCTTAAATACTCAACATCTTGAATACCATCATAATTTAAACCAGGTGTAGTATCAATTTTTGTTGCGCTATCATTTCCACGAACCGGAATGTAGAAATCTTCTAACATGTTTTGCATGTTATATTTTAAGTTATATTCACCTGTTTTTTCATCCATGTACGGAGTACGTTTCATGTTTGAAATAGTTTTTTGCATAAATGCTTCTATTTCATTAGGAGGGATTGAACCAACATTAATATAGAATACACGTTTTTCTGGAGCACGAGCAATTCTATGAATTAACATCGCATCTTCCATTAAAGCATATTGTTTATATAATTTACGAGCTGGTTCTATATAGGATCTACCGTAAGGTAAGAAGTTAACATCAGCTAACATTCTAAAATGAGCCATTTCAAAATTATCAAATATTATACCATTACTAACATTTGAAGAACCATTATTAGGAACGTTATAATAACCAGATGAATTACCTGAAGAAAAACCATCAGGATTCCATTTAAATTTTACTTCAGATGGGTTATCAGGATTTGTACCCTCTAATCTTTCAATATGATATGCAGTGTAAGGAATTACATTATATACTCCAAATTTTTCTGCAATTTCTAATTTAAGGAAGAAATCACCATACTTACACATATTACGAACCCACATCCATAGGTTAAATTCTACATTTAATACATCATAAAATAAATTATAAAGTATTTTCTGAATATCTTCATTTGAACTTCTAATTTGAAGTACCTCTCCCATATCATTTTTAAGAGTAGATTCATCAGCTATAATATCAAGAGCAGAAGCAATAATAGCATCTCCATCCATTACATCATATTCTGAATAAACATAAGTTCTTAAATACTGCCAGTTTAAATTAAATTGAGCACCATATAAAGATGAAGGAGCACTTGAATATACTCTATTAAATCTATCTGAAAGTGAATTTGTTTGGTATTCACCATTAGATTGAATCTGGTTAGAATCGATAACTTTTAGTTCGTTTCCTCCTACATTACGGATTACGACGTCTGTTGAAAATAATCTCCTTAACCTTGAAAATACGCTTGTATCTGCCATACTATTGTGTAATTATTATTATAAATATTATTATAGTAACCATCTAATGTCTTCTTGACTGTTACCTGCTTTCATAGCGTATGGATTTTGAGCATTAGCTCCGGTTCCATAAGCTCCACCATAAGCGGTTCTGTTTACTATTGTGTTTTGTAATGCTTGTTTTGTCATATCAATTCCTCTTTGACGGAATTTTAATGC